GGAAGGCAGATTGACACCCCAGGCATCACTATACTCATTGAAACACTGCGAAAATTGGGTGGCAAAGATTACGCAGATTCAGTCACAAAGAAATTAATTGATGATTCTAAGCCCTGAAAAATTACCTGATCCGGGTGTATTGGCCGATATGCTTAGATCCGATATATCCCCAGAGGCACTTGACTACCTCAAGTCTCAATGCGGATATACGTCATATCAGGCCGACCCTGTAGGCTTTGGGGAGAAAATTCTGGGTGAAACATATACCGACGAAGTCAAGATATTGATGGAATCGGTCCGGGACTATCCGATTACCATTGCCGTATCAGCGACCGGAACAGGCAAGACCCATTCAGCCGCCAGGATTGCCGCATGGTTTTACAAGGCTTATCCCCAAGCCAAGGTCTTTACTGCCGCAGCTCCACCGATTGATAACCTGGAAACCCTGCTTTGGGGCGAAATCGGCAACGTGGTCAGAAAAAACAAGAAAATGTTTGCAAGTGATTATATTACCCGCTTGAGTATTTCTTCCACGCCCCCACTCAGTTCACAAACAATGGAGGACCTTGGCGATGAAGAAGATGTGAGCTTTATAAAAGGCGTAACTATCCCCACTTCTGGCACATCACACGAAAGGGAGAGCAAGTTTTCCGGCAAGCATGCTCCTAACATGCTGTTTATATTCGATGAAGGTGACGCAGTTCCCGATGAAGTATATAAGGGTTCAGATGGCTGCATGTCCGGTGGTCATGTTCGGATGTTAATCATGTTTAATCCCAAGGCTCAGATCGGGGAGGCATATAGGAAAATCAGGGACGGTCAGGCCAATGTTGTCTATCTATCTGCATTCGGACATCCAAACGTAATTACCGGGGAAGATGTTGTCCCTGGTGCAGTTACCCGTGAAACGACTGTCAGGCGTATAAACGAGTGGTGCCGACCGTTAGCGGACGATGAAGTACCGGATAACGAATGTTTTGAATTGCCGAAGTTTTTAGTTGGAACAATTGCGAAAAGCCATGCAGGGAAAGAGTACCCGCCGCTGAAAGCTGGATACTATAAGATTATGGAGCCTTCCTTTTCTTATATGGTTCTCGGTAGATATCCGGCCAAGGGCAGCAACCAGCTTATTTCAACAGCATGGATTTCGGCAGCCCGGTCACGGTGGGATGTGTATGTGGCTCAATATGGAGAAATTCCGCCACAAGATACGTCTGCAATCATGGGCCAAGACGTCGCCGAGTTTGGAACTGATTCTAACTGCACCTGCTTTCGCTATGGCGGTTATGTCGAGCGTTTTCTGACGTGGGACGGTGTTGATCCACTTATTACTGGGGATCGAGCGGCTGCGGAAATGAAAAAACGGGATGTAGCAGAGTGTAACGTAGATGCCACGGGTGTGGGATCAGGCACGGCGCCACAGATGGTACGGAATGGATGCCGTAATGTTTATCCAATCAAGACTGCCTGCAAGCCTACATTTGAAGTTGAAATAGGCGAATTTAAGATTTTGCGGGATCAGATGTGGTGGTCGGTTCGGGAATGGTTGAGAACAGATCCAGGGTCGATGCTACCACCGGATGAAATACTGCTCGAAGAGCTTGCGACACCGACTTACGAGGTCGTGAATGGCAAGATCGAAGTTATGAAAAAAGACATAATGAAGGAAGCACTTAAGCGGTCACCGGATAGGGCAGATGCATTGTGTTTAACTTTTGTTGAGCATGACCGGTTAATTGATCCAACAGATTTGGCGAATATGCCGGAGAGGGCGTAAATGGAAAAATATATCGGAGTAAAAATTATTGAAGCAGAGCTCATGAACCTTGGGGATTACAACGAATACCGTGGATGGACAATTCCGGAGGATGAAGATCCTGCAAGGGAAGGCTACTTGGTCGTTTATCCAGATGGATATGAGTCATGGAGTCCGAAAGAGATTTTTGAAGAGGCATACCGAAATATCGGCGGCAAAATGACCTTTGGCCTTGCAATTGAAACTATGAAAAAAGGGGGGAAGGTGGCGCGTAAGGGTTGGAGTGGAAAAGGGATGTTTATTTTTCTTGATATACCAGCAACAAGCCCTTTTTCGAGTGATGGCAGTCCTAAAACCGATCCCTATATTACAATGTTTACAGCACAAAAAAGTTATCAATCAGGGTGGCTTTCTTCTCAAGCCGATTTATTGGCCGAGGATTGGGAATTAGTTGAATTATGAGAATCGAAAAGCCACAAACCGCAATCCTAAGCGAAGATCAAAGCGTCACTCTGTATTTTGATTTCGACGATGAAGGGTTGACTTACCCGCAAGCCGAGTTTGATATCCGAGGAGGGATATGTTGGCCGGTTACGTTCCGGAAAGATGGTTATGTGGACTCCCAAGGTTATATTATTGTCGCCGGTAAAAATCTACGGACTGGGGTTATCACGATATTCGAGCAGCAGCAGTTCCTGGTTGTGGAGCCTATTATTGACCAAGAAACGCAGAAGATTATTTATTCTGGAATATCTAACTTTATCAATAACGCCTTCTCGAATTATTATTGCCGGAAATATTACTGGCATCAGAACTATGAATTTTCGAAAAAATGGCGGTTAGATATTTTACGCTCCCAGGCGATAGGATCAAAACCTCAGTTAGTCGAAGTGCCATGGGGAGAGGATCAAGACGCAGAGCATCTGATTTGGGCCAAGATTAAGCAGAGATTATTGCGGCATGACCAGGATGCGGAACTATACAATCAGCTTCAGCACATCAAACAAGACGATAAGAAAAAACAGATATTGCCAGCAGTTCGGGCCCTACAATGTGTGTTGATGGGGTTTGAGCGTTTTCCATTGAGAAGAAGGGATATAAATGCCTAACAGATTACCACCATCAGAATTATCCTCATTGGGATACTATATAAAGGATACCCTTTTCGAGAATTGGCGAAGGGAACGGCAAAGTATTGAAATTGAAATGCAGACAAACCTGGACGCTTTCAATGCGGTTGTAACCGGTGATTTCTGGAAGCAAGGCGAGGCCGAGGGCTGGCGATCAGATACTTTTGTCCAGATTACGAAAATGAAGGTAATGACAGCTTATTCTATGGTGATTGATATTCTCCTGCAAGGCGGGAAAATACCGTTTACGCTGAAATCCAGTCCATGGGATATGGTTGTACTCGAAGATTTGCCGATTGAGCAGCGAAATCAAATCGAAGACTCTATGGACGATATGAAGGGCCTTATTCAGCAGCAGCTTGTTGATTGTCATGCAGACCGGCAGCTGATGAAAACCGTCATGTCCGCAGCCATTTATGGCGAAACCTATGCAAAATATTACGTGCATGAGGTTGAAAGGACAGGATTTCAGGAGGCTAACGGGCAATGGGAACCCTACCGTAATACCGTTATATCTCCTGCTTTTGAATATGTCTCCAATTGGGCGATCTATCGTGATCTTGAAACAGAAGATTTACAGGCCGGGCAAGGCATAATCCAGCGCAGCATGATCAGTCCGTATGAATTGCGTCAGAAAATAGGAATGGAAAATGGATATTGGATTGATGATGCCGTTATGCGTGCGATTGCCGAAGCGGATGAACCGTTACAGGCTCAAGGTTCAACGGACACAAGCACTCTGCCGCCTGGACTCCGAAATATCCAGCATCGCCACAAGACAATGGAAGGAATGGAATTTTGGGGACGGGTTCCGAGGATATTAGTTGAGCAGTTTGAAGAGGAGTTAAAAAGAAAAGGCGCGATTAAAGAGGCTTCCTTGCAGATGTTCGACTTCTTGGATTATGAGCATGACGGTGATGAGGTTGAGATCATGGCAGTCATGGCTGATGATGAAATCGTAAGGTATTCAAGGAATAAGCCAAACTCAAGACCATATTACCGGACGGTGTGGGAAATTGCTCTTGATGAAACGTCAGGTACAGGTATTCCGAAAAATCTAAGATCGGTCCAGAAGGTTATCAATGGTGGTGTCAGGGCGTTTGAGGACAATAAGAAACTTTCTGCAAATGTAATGGCTGCAGTCAAGCGTCAATACATCCCGAATTGGGACGGAGCTTTTAAGCCTGGACTTGAAATTGAACTTTCAGATGAATGTGATGATGCACGGAAAGCAATTCAGCAAGTCATCATTCAGGATGTGGGGCAAACCTTACTTGATCTGATTGGTATTTTTGAGCGGTATGCTGATGAAGCGTCTCAACTCCCGAAAATCATGCAAGGCGTAACACATGACAAACAAAGACCTGATACCTTGGGCGAAATGAACATGCTTCAGGCTAATGCCGGCAAATACCTGGGCGGAGTAATCAAGAATTTTGATGAGGGGTTGATTGAGCCGGTTGTCACAGATTTCTACAAGTACAACATGGCAGATCCGGAAATCCAGAAAGGTAAGGGCAATTATATTGCCAAGCCCCTTGGATTTACGAGTTTTCAAAACCAAGTTGTAAGATTGCAAAAGCTGATGCAGGGATTGAATCTGGTCATGTCTTCTGAGGTGTTGCTGGCCGAAACCAAAGTTCGTGAGGTTCTTGAAGAGATTTGGAAGGCATTTGATATTGACGCGGGGCAGGTCATGAAAACTCCTGAAGAGAAACAAGCCGAAGCACAACAGGCGGCAGAGATGCAAGCACAGGCAGAAGCCAAGGAACGCCAAATGATTCAAGAGCAAATGATGATGGCAGAAGCGGCTAAACAGCAGGATCACCAACGTAATATGCAAGAGCTTCAAGTCAAGATTCA